GGCGCATTTGGTTCTGATGACCCTGATGTTATTGCTCGTCAAGACTTTGACAAGTTCATTGAACGAATGACTTCTGAGAATTTGCGTCTGAATAAAGGTGTTCAGACTGATAAAGACTTTGAGCGTGAATTGAGATTGCTGAAGTCTGCTGAGTCTGCCGCTAGTGCCGCACAAATCATGCAGAATCTTGTCAAGATTAACGTGAGAAAAGTTCAAGATGCAGATGCAAGCATCAAAAGACGTAGGACAAATGCTGGTTTAGGAATGCCAGTAGTGCCAATCGCAATCCCTCAATTTGGTGAAAGACCACCTTTGTCAAATTTTGAGACTACAAACACCAATCCAATGGGTACAACTGGCGGTAGGAGATAAAACATGGCAGTAGATCGTGAAGCCGCTAAAGCGGCAGGGTACACAGATGCCGAAATTGATGCTTACGAGCGTCAACAAGCAGTTCCTACAACAGCTTCTAGGTCAGTCCTAGAGCCTAAAGTTGAGTACTCTCCACTTGCCGAAACTGCAAGGGCTTTTGGTCAAGGTTTGACCTTTGGCACTTTGGATGAGTTGGAAGCCGCTGTAAGGACTGGTTCTATTAGCGGTGCTGACTATGAGCGTCAACGCAATCTATTGCGTGAACAGCAAAAGCAGTTTGGTCAGGATATGCCGCTAGTGAAGACTCCTGTGGAGTTGGCTGGTGGCTTGGTCATGCCATTGGGTGTGGCTCGTCAGGTTGGCAAGTTAGCCCCTGAAGCTCAAGCCTTGATTACTGGTGAGTCTTTGCTTGGACAGGCTGGTCGTGGTGCTGTTGCTGGCGGCGTTACAGGTGCTTTGTCTGGCTATGGCTATGCAGAGAAGGATGCTGGCACTGAGGCCGGTATGGGTGCAGTCTTTGGCGGTTTGATTGGTGGAACTGTGCCAATCGTGATTGACAAGGCTGGCACTGTTATCCGCAATGTGTTGAATGCATCTGGCATTGGTGACCAAACAACTGCCGCATCCAAGATGTTGGCTAACTACTTGGACAAGGACAATCTGACACCTCAAGAAGCGCAAATGGCATTGGATGAGTTGCGTAAGTTGCGTGTTCCTCAACCAGTCATTGCGGATTTGGGTAAGAACTTGCAAGACTTGGCCTACAACGCTTACATCATCCAGTCCAAGGCCAAGGGTAAGACCCAAGAGTTCCTTGAGAACCGCATGATTGACCAGCCAAACAACATCGTTAAGGGTTTGGTTGAGAAGGCTGGCTTGGCTAAGAATGTTAACGGCTTCCAGTACTTGACTGCACTAACTGAAAGTCAGGCTCAGAAAGCTAGTCTTGCGTATCCAAACGCTTATACGCTAGACATTGATGCCAGACCTTTTAGAGAATACATAGACAGGAAAGTATTTCAAAAGGCATACGATGAGGCCGTAAAGAGTGCAGACACCAAAGGCATCAAGTTGCCTGATTTGAGTGCTATCAAGAATGCTCAGTCAGTACCCACTGAAATCTTGCACAAAATCAAGATTGGCCTTGATCGGGTTATTGACTCAGAAACTGACTCTGTAACTGGCAAGGTTTCTGGCTATGGTCGTGATGTCATTAACGTCAAGAATGAATTCAACGACAAGATCAAGTCATTGAATACTGACTACGCAAAAGCAAATGCTGAGTTTGCTGATGCATCCCGCATCAAGAACAGTTTCGAGATGGGTCAGAAGTACCAACAGCTTGACCCGAAAGAAGCCGCCGCCAACATCAAGAAGATGAATTCTGACGAAAAGGAAGCATTCAGACTTGGCATGATGGCAGACATCAATAAGCGTGTTGGTGACTTCAAAGGTGGTGACTTCTCACGCCAAGTATTCAAGTCTGACAATCAGAAGATGCTGGTTCGTTATGCATTTGATGACCAAAAAGCCTATAGCGACTTCTCTCAATACGTTAAGGGTTTGACTAATCAGAGTGCAACTGCCAAGTCTTTGATTGGCGGCTCTAAGACTGGTGAACGTCTGGCTACTCAAGAGCAAGCCGGTGAACTTGGTCAAATGGCACAGTCTGCCGCTACTGGTGACTTGTTTGGAGTGGCTAGGGCGGCTGGCTCGTCCTTACTCGCTAGAACAAGGGGCATTAGCGGTGAGACTTCTGAAGCCTTGCAACAACGTCTATTTGCGACAGACCCTATTGAACAGCGTTTGATTCTGACTGAACTGAACAAGAGAGCCAAGAAAAAACCCACAGGCTTGTTGTCTGGTGCGGCGGCACTTGGTACTGCCACAGGCATCTTAGGAGACTGAAATTGACCCAATCAGTCTTTGTCTCCTTGCGGCTGGCCTTGTCAAGAACATTCAAGCTGGCTGTGAACTTTACAAGCAAGCTAAAGAATCTTTTGTGGAGATTAGAGCCACTGCGGATGAAGTTATCGCTATTGGTAGAGAGGTTCAAGGTTTCTGGTCGAAACTTAGCGGTTTCTTTGGCGCTAGTCCCAAGCCTAAAGCTGTTAAGCCTACTGCAAAGCCTAAAAAGTCTCAGTATGTCGCTGTTGATGAAACTCAAGTCAAAGTTGACATCGTTAAGAACCTCACTGAGTTTTTCAAGCTCCAAGAACAACTAGCGGCTCACATTAGAGAAGAAGAAGAAAAGTCCAGAACAGTCTATGACCCAGACCAAAACCATATGGAGGCGGCACTAAAGAGGGTGATGGCTCAACAAGAGATGGACAGGCTTGTTGTGACGATCAGGGAAACAATGGTCTACCAGAGTCCACCTGAAATGGGTGCTTTGTACAGTTCAGTTTTTGACATGAAAGAGGTCATACAGGAGGAACAAGATCAGGCTAGGCTAAAGCAAGAGGCTCAAGAGAGGTTTAAACAATGGCAACGCAAGGAGGAAAAAAGAGACTTCCAAGCAAAGTCAGCGTACCTAGTCGTAACCCTAATCCTTATAGCGTACCTTTGGATGTGGCTTCTATTCGTAGGAAAACTGGCGAGGACATAATGGGATGGATAGCGGCTTGCGTGTTGATTGCACTATTGTTGCCTATTGGCGCAATGCTGTACCTCGACATCTTGGAGGTGAAGCATCAGGTGAAACAAGAGGTAGAGAAGGTAGAACGCTTAAGGCGGCAAATTGTTGAACAGGAGAGACGCAAAAATGACAAACCATGAAATTAAACTGCTGGCGCTAACAATTTGTGCTGGCATCCTTTGCGGGTTACTGGCTGGCTGTCAGGACAGATTCCGCTATAAGTGCCAAGACCCTGTTAACTGGTCACTTGATGAATGCAAACCCCCAATCTGTACCGCTACAGGTACTTGTCCTGACCAACTTGTTAAACCAGAAAAGGAGTCGAAATAATGGCAACAGTAGGATATAAACCCAACAACCGTTTATCACCAGAGGAGATTGAAGCTAGAGTATGGGCTTTTGTCATTGTGGTGATTGCATTGATTCTGATTGGTTCGTGCTTTAGCTTCATCTATTCGGTGACCTTTGTGACGCAACCTATGGTTGGCATGGCTCCGATTGACAAGGTTTACACCAAGATGCTCAACGACATCATGCTGTTGTGTACTGGTGTTTTGGGTGGTGTTGCTGGTCGTAAGGCTGTTTCTGCTGTGGCTACTGCTACCGCAAAGGCAGAGGCTGAATCCAACGACAACGATGAGCCGCCAAAGCCATGAGTAACATACTTGGAGGTTTGCTAGTTCTTGTCTTGATCTTTGGTGGTGGCTACTGTACTGGTCAGCATTACGAGGCCAAGGCTCAACAAGAGGAAGTAGACCGCCTAAACACACAAGCTAGGGCAAAGGAAGCGGCTTTGGTGGCCGCTGTAACCACAACATCAACTGCATTGAGGGTATCAAATGAAAAGGCCAAATTGGTTACAAAACAGCGTGATCTTGCTATTGACAGTGGTAATCTCAAGTTGCGCCTCAAAGCGTCCTGCCCCATACAAGCCCCCACAGATTCCACAACTCCCACAGGAGATAGTGGAGGAGAAGCACGAGCCGACCTTGACCCAGAGGTTGGAAAAACTCTTTTCGCAATAGCCGAGGAGGGTGATCGAGCAATAACCAAGCTGAACGCTTGTATCTCTCTTTATAACCAAGCACTTGAATCACAAAAGGAAATCAAATGAACCTGTCAGCAAACTTCACCCTCAAAGAACTCACAAAATCAGATACTGCCACCCGATTGGGTTTGGAC